GGGCCGAGCGTGAGGTTGTCGTTGAGGACATAAGGCACCGCAGCAGTACGGCTTGGGAAACCAAGTCAGGCATGTTGGCGGCAGGAGTTCAGGACTTTAGCATCACTGCCCCCGCCACCCCCGAAGCCAAGCAGTGGCACGGCTGGGGAACCGCGCTCAAGCCCGCGCTTGAACCGATCACGGTCGCCCGCAAGCCGCTCGTCGGCACGGTCGCGGCGAATGTGCTGCGACACGGGACGGGGGCGATCAATGTTGATGGGTGTCGGGTGGCGGGTGTTGTTTCCAAAACCGTTCATGGGGTGTCTTCTAGGCAGGGCGAGGTTTACGGCAAATACCGCGAAGAGCCGCAAGAAAGCGACCCGCACCCCGCAGGCCGCTGGCCTGCCAACCTGATTCACGACGGCAGCGACGAGGTGGTGGGGCTGTTCCCGAACACGACGAGCGGGAGCCGCAAGGCGGGTCGCCATGTGGTCGCTGGCGGTCAGGGTCGATACGGCGAGTTTGCCGAAGGCGATCTTCCCGAGGTCATCGGAGACAGCGGCAGCGCCGCCCGCTTCTTCTACTGCGCGAAGGCGAGCAAGGCGGATCGGGACGAGGGGTGCGATGGGCTTGAGGAACGCGGGCGCAGTGAGGTGTACGGAACAGGAATGAATGCCGCGACGAAGTGCGACCTCGCCAACGGTCACACTCCAGCAAGCGTGGAGGCTCGTCCGCTCCGCCGCAACATCCACCCAACCGTCAAGCCGACCGCGTTGATGCGCTACCTCTGCCGCCTCGTCACGCCGCCGAACGGAATCGTCCTCGACCCGTTCATGGGCAGCGGCAGCACGGGCAAGGCCGCGATCTTGGAGGGCTTCCGATTCCTCGGCATCGAGCGCGAGGCCGACTACATCGAGATCGCGCGCGCGAGGATCGAGGCGGCGAGTCGTGAGGCTGGGCTGTTCGGGGCCTCGATGCGATGAAGCCTCCGAAGCCGCCGCCGAAGCCTCCCACGCCGCCGCCCGCGAGCGGCCTGTGCTGCCGCGACTGTGGGTGCCGCGAGCTGCGGGTGGTCTATGTCCGTCGCGCGGTCGGCGGTCGCACGATGCGGCGCCGCGAGTGCCGTCATTGCGGCAAGCGCGTCACGACCTACGAGGGGGAGAAGTGATGCGCGCATGTCTACGGGTGGAACAAAGTGCGGAATCTTCGCCGCACGGGGACAAAACGGGCGGATTCGCCCTCGCGCCGTGTAGGTACAGGATGGATGGCCTGCCTCCCGTGTCCTACTCGCAGCGGCTGGAGCTCGAACTGAAGCTCGTGCCGGAGTCGGAGCGCGAGGACGCCGTCCAAGTCGCGTGGGTGGCGCATCTCGACGGTGAAGATGCGGGGCTTGCGGTCAAGCGATGGTGGATGGGGACGCTCCGTCGGCGTCGGCGAGAGAGATCGAACCTGCTTTGAGCACGACTCCGAGCAATTCCGACATCGAGAAGGCGATCCGCGATGCCGCGGTGGCGCCTGCTTCGGCGTCGAACGATGCGGGCAGCGTCTCGCAGCACTCGCTCAAGGACATGATCGAGCTCGACCGCTACCTCGCGTCGAAGGCGGCGGTGAAGACGAAGAGCCGCGGTCTCCGCGTGCAGAAGATCATCTCGCCGGGGTCAACCTGATGGGCTTGCTTTCGCGCATCTTCGGCGGCGAGAACGGCGGCGCGCCTGCGCGCGCTCCTCGTCGTGCCGTCGTGCGCGCGAAGTACGACGCCGCGGCGAAGACGCCAGCGAACGCGAAGCACTGGGCGGGCGCGGACGGCTACTCGCCCGTCGCGGCGCTCCCCGATGCGGTGCGGAAGACCCTGCGCGAGCGTTGCCGCTACGAGGTCGCGAATAACTCCTACGCGAAGGGCATCGTCCTCACGCTGGCGAACGACTTGGTCGGCACCGGCGCGCGTCTCCAGCTCTCGCTCGACGAGCGCGATGTTTCGTCTCGCATCGAGGCGGCATGGAGCGCGTGGGCGAACGAGGTTCGGCTCGCCGACAAGATGCGCCTGCTCCGCACTGGCCGCGCCGAGAGCGGCGAGGTGTTCGCGGTGCTCGCGAAGAACGACGCGATGCGCGGCCCGATCAAGCTCGACCTGCGCCTCGTCGAGAGCGAGCAGGTTCCGAGCATCGATTACGACGATTTCGGGAACCCGAAGCGGTATTTCCTGCTGAAGGAGCACCCCGGCAACACGGGCCAGTCGGCCTCGACGGGAGCGGCGGCGATGGCCGCGCTCGAGTCGCACGGCCGCTGGATCGACGCTGCGTCGGTGATCCACTACTACCGCGCGGAGCGGCCCGGCCAGCTGCGCGGCATCCCCGATGTGGTGCCCGCGCTCTACCTGTTCGGCCAGCTGCGCCGCTACACGATGGCCGTCATCGAGTGCGCGGAGACGGCTGCGAACTACGCGGGCGTCCTGTACACGGACTCGCCAGCGAACGAGACGGCGGACGATGTCGAGCCGATGGACACGATCGAGGTCGAGCGCAACTCGTTCCTGACGATGCCCGCGGGTTGGAAGATGGGCCAGTTGAAGGCGGAGCAGCCGACCACGACCTACGAGATGTTCAAGAACGAGATCCTCAACGAGGTCGCTCGGTGCCTGAACATGCCGTTCAATGTGGCTGCGGGCAACAGCTCGAAGTACAACTACGCGAGCGGGCGGCTCGACCACCAGGTCTACCACAAGAGCCTCCGCATCGAGCAGCAGATCATGGCGGACACGGTCCTCGACCGCGTGTTCTCCGCGTGGATCGCCGAGGCGATCCTGATCTCCGACCTCGTGCCGGCGCCGCTGCGCTCGGCATCGTTCGACCACGACTGGATGTGGGACGGGCAGGAGCATGTCGATCCGCTGAAGGAAGCGAACGCGCAGGCGAAGCGGCTGGAGAACGGCACGACCACGCTTGCGAGCGAGTACGCGAAGCAGGGCAAGGACTGGGAGACGGAGCTTCGGCAGCGCGCGCGCGAGATGGCGCTGATCGAGGAGCTCGGGCTGTCGATGCACGAGGCGGACGCGGCAACAGTGAAGGACGAGGACAACGACGATGAGTAAGCACCCCGACAGGTTCATCATGTGCGGCGATGTCGAGTTCGACGCGGTCGACCGCATCGAGGCGGCGGCGGATGGCGGCGAGTCGGTGAAGCTCAAGGGCTTCAAGATGCTCGCGTACTCGGGCGGCGCGATGGATGTCGGCTGGGGCGTTCCCGTCGTGGTCGACCTCGCGGGCATGGCGGCGCCGAAGAAGTCGCGCCCGATCCTGCTCCAGCACGACCCGCTGCGCATCGTCGGCCACACGGAGTCGGTCGAGATCAAGGCGCTCGCCGACCGCACGGAGCTTCGCGTCTCGGGCGTGATCTCGGGCGCGAGCGACAGCGCGCGCTCGGTGGTCGAGTCGAGCGCGAACGGCTTCCCGTGGCAGGCGTCGATCGGCGCCTCCGCGAAGCAGGTCGAGTTCATCGACAAGGGCGAGAAGGCGGAGGCCAACGGCCGCACCTTCAAGGGGCCCGTCTACATCGTCAGGGCCTCGGCGCTGTCCGAGGTCTCGTTCGTCGCTCTCGGAGCGGATGACAACACAAGCGCTTCCGTTGCGGCAAGCGCCGCACTCAACGCGGGCGAGTCGCCCGCAGATACGAAAGAGGGAAAGATCATGGCTGAGAAGACCGAAGTCACCGCCGCCAATGGCGCGGCGGACGTGGCCGCAACGGTGAGCGAGATCCGCGCCGCCGCTGCTGCCGAGGCTGCACGCATCGCGTCCGTCCGCAAGGCTGCGGGCGGCAACGCGGAGATCGAGGCGAAGTCGATCGCCGAGGGCTGGACCTCGGAGAAGACCGAGCTCGAGGCTCTCCGCGCGTCGCGTCCGGTGATGGGCGCGCCCGCCGCGCACATCAAGGGCGACGAGGCCCCGAGCGATGCGGTGCTCACCGCCGCGCTCTGCAAGGCCGGCGGCATGCGCGTCGAGAAGCGTTTCGACGCCGCGACCCTCGAGGCCGCCGACAAGCGCTTCAAGCGCGGCATCGGCCTTCAGGAGCTCCTCCTCGAGGCCGCATGGGCGAACGGCTACTCGGGCCGCACCTTCCGCGGCCATGAGCGCGAGGTTCTGCGCGCAGGCTTCAGCGGCTTCGCGCTCCCGGGCATCCTCTCGAATGTCGCGAACAAGTTCGTTCTCGAAGGCTTCAACGCCGTCGAGAGCTCGTGGCGTTCGATCGCCGCGATCCGCAGCGTGAACGACTTCAAGCAGATCAGCTCGTACCGCCTCAACGGCGGCTTCGAGTACGACGAGGTCGCACCGAACGGCGAGCTGACCCACGGCGAGGCCGGCGAGTCCACCTACACGAATCAGGCGAAGACCTACGGCAAGATGTTCGCCGTGACCCGTCAGGACATCATCAACGATGACCTCGGCGCGCTGACCGCGCTTCCGCA